TGCGCGCGGTTTTGGCCATTTTGCGCATTTTTGCGCATTTTTGGCCTCGATTTTTGCGCTGATTTTCACTGCATTTTGGCGCCGATTTTGAGCGCATTTTTAGGCTCTTTTTCGACCTCTAAAAAAGCCTGATTTTTGGCCTCTGTCAGCAGTCCACCTTGGGGGTCAATTTTTGGCCATCAAAACAGCTCAACCCGCATCTTAAAAATGAGCTCCAAAATAGCCTACTTTTTTACCACGATCTCCACCGCAGGTGGCGAGCTCCGCACGGAGATTTCTGACCTATCTGCATGAGCTAATTTTGGTTTTTTTACCCATTCGGGATGAACCAGAATGACTGCAGCCATAATGGCTATGATGGACACCACAGGACCAATGAAGTATACGAAAAACTCAAAATCTACCTTGTAGGTGTTGTAGTTGAAATTGCTATTCATATGGATATCCCCTTTGGGGCTAGTCATTACAATGGATATATAGGAGAACCACATAATCAATTTTCAATATATACGACCATAAATAATAGCTCCAAAACCCTATGGCTCACATAATCGCTCCCTATGCGCCTCAAATCAGGTCACCTATACATTTATATTAAAAAGATATTTGAGCGCAGTAGGGCGCGATTATGCGCGAAATAGACCTATTCTACAATGGTAGTACCCATCTGACTTTTGGAAAAAGTGCTTAAAAATGATGAAAATGGTCATTTTGCCCAAAAATAGGGGACGTGTTGTGGCGTAGCCGTGCGGTCCTCTTTTCAATAGAAAAGGGGGATGCTCCCGCACCCCCCCTATCACTTAGTAAAAACACTATCTTCGACCGCTTGTCTCCAATGAAAGGTTTTATTTTCTAAAATTTTTGAAATTCTTCAGATAATCAATATACTCACTGAGCCACACGAGACTGGCATCGACCCACGTGAGTACATACCTCGTAATCTCGTTATTGGCCTTAGTAATGACCTCAGGAAGGTACTTCGTCAGAATCCCCTCCTTTTTATAATCATAGGGACGATGCTTCCTCACCTCGAGGAAGTCGTGTTCTTGGTATCTAGTTCCGAGCTCTCGGCGTATTGGTTCCATTTTTTACTCTAAATTAACATTCTCACTCTTGATCTCCGGGATCTTCTTCATCAGCTGTTTGGGAATAGAAGCAAGACCCTGGGCAATAGGTTGAGTATAGACATTGGTAGAGGCGGCTTGACGGATGACCTCTAACGCATTCTGAACGAGGTTCATACAGTCGGTAACCACATCCCCATAGGCTGCTGGATGACTCGACCCTCCGAGGTCAATGCCATCGGAGTGAATATGAATCCCCCGTCGGGGTTCGCCATTGCCTATACGAATATCCCCTTTCCCGTCGATCTGGATAGTACTACTCCCGGATCGGAGTACCCATCCTTCCCCATCGGAGAACTTAAGGGTAGCCCAACCTTTCCCCGTCTCCCTATGACAGAGGATCTCCACCTCTTCCCCAGTAAGGTCCATATCCCGGTACTGGTCTTTCTTGAACCAGAAGTAGACCTGGGAGTTACCCTTCATATCCAGTATCCATACCTCGTCAAAGACCTCCGGCATACTATACTGACCAGTGTTCCCGGTGAAAAAAGGCTTGATCCAGGGAAGGTGGTCCTTATCACTCATAGAGAAGAGCCCCGGGGAATCCACTCGGATCTCCCCATTCTCCCCTAATTCAATGACCCTTCCGGGTCGTAGGTTGGCAGTGGCTAGTTGCATGATTAATTATTTCCAGTATACCCGGATCTCTCCGTGATTTTTCTTGTCTCCACATCACTACCGGTATCCACCCTCCACTGGGGTTTGGTAATAACGGAGGAAAGAGGGGTGATAGAGGGGTAGTTAAATACCGGCATAGCACTCTCCACCTCGAGGTCAAAGGTAATCATCCGGTCTTTGTTGTCTGAGGTAGTCCCATCCAGCTCGGCGAGGTGCTCCCCATCGACCTGTTCGGGAATCTTATAGCTCACCGGGATCTCCTGACCCAGGTACATGAAGCTAAAAGTACGGATAAAAGCCAGTTTGGTCATCATATGCTGGGTCAGCTCCAGGACATCGCGGAAATTGGGCACGACATACTTCACCGAAACCGATATAGTATGTGGCATCCTTCTCATCTCAGCACTATAAGACCTTAGACCGTCTTCGTCGTCGATCTGAAAGACCCCTCGGGCATAGGGGTTAGTCATCTGATCAGGGAGCAGGGAGATAGCTCCGGCAGTCACCACCGCTCTCGGAACGGTCATATACAGGGCATCTTCGTTAGTCTGCTCGGTGAGGTTCTGAATCTGACTGTGGTGCTTCCTCAGGATCCAGAAGGTATCATCCCCGGTATGGATCATCATATGGTCGATGCTCTCCCCGCGGATGGTCATATCCTCCTGAAGCTTCCTCATAAGCCCTTTGAGGAGCTTACTGAAGAACAGGTCCTGGTTATTACAGTCTACCTTACCGAGTCGGAGGTCGTTGATGTTTGCCATTTTTTGTTATTTACTACACGGTCTTAGGTTGGAAGAAATAATCCACGGCTCTGGTATTCTCTGCCCATTCCTTGATCTCGTCGAACTCCCTATCGGCCTGTTCGGAGAAACTGGAGTAGTTGATAGATACCCCACCGGGGAGCTTGAACTCATACGTCCCGTAGATGGTGTTAAGAGCCCTGCGGCAGAAAGCCACGCAGAGACGGAAAAAGTAGTAGGAGTTATACAGGTCCTGGATACGACATCTCACATAACAGTGGATGACGAGGTCGGACCTACCCAGAGCTCCGAGGAGCACCAGCTTACTGGAGAACTCGTTGAAATTGTAGGTGATAGGAGGATTGAAGTTCTGGTTGAAGGTATCCACCTCCCACATAGTCATCACCGCATCCTCCATCTTCCATTGGTTCTGGGTAGTGCCAAAAGATCCTATGCCACCCCCTCCCATAGAGTAACTGGAGAGGAGTAGTCGCTCCACACCAAAGTCCCCCAGAGCCCCCACGCGGAGGTTATCCTGAAGCTTATGACAGCCCAGGACCGACATGATCTGTGGAGGAAGCTGGATAATCTTGTTCATACCATTCCCCTTGCATATCTCGGCGTTCTTGATGAGATACATACGCTCTTCGACGGCCTGATCCACATTAGCCCAGAACCACCCCGCGGCCTGGATGATGAACTCAGGAATCCTATCTACAGGCACGGGGAAGGGTAGGGCACAGCTCTGGGTGACCTCGGCTTGTATCCTACTAATGAATTGGGCGTCGATATTATCTTCTATCTCTGGAGTCCACATTATTCCACATCATCAGTGCGATATCTCATATAAGGCAGTTCGGGATGCTTGAGGTCATTATTATACTTCAGTTGGTATAGGCCCTTGCTCTTGAAGAAATTGATGATGGTCTCATTCACATCAGTCTGACCCCAGGCCAACGAATCGCCGTTAGCCACCTTATAGTTATACCTATTCCACTCCCGGTAGTTACCACCGGAGTGATTAGTATACCACACCTTATAGGTCTTTTCGTCCATCCTAAGGATAAAGTGGCAGAGTTCATTGCGCCAATCTGCCTTCTCCTCGGTGTGAAAGCTAATGATGAAGTAGTAATCCCCGACGGTAGCCTCCCTCATATTCTCTTCTACGCGGATGCTTTTTATCTCAAATTCACCATTAGCAGCCCAGTGCACGAGGGACTTTTTCTGGAGGTACTCGAAGAGCTCGAGGAGGAGACCTCCATATTTCTTCACATATTTCTTGGAGGCTTTATCTGCCCCTTGGGGTTCGGGTAGGAAGGACAGTCGCTCATTGACGTGTCCGGCATCTCCGATGATCGTGTCTAAAATACTTCGCATTATTCTCGTTTATTAAAATCATATACTTCCACGACCACTCCGGGATCGATGAATGTACATATATCGAACAAATGCTCCCGGATTTCATCCTCCTTCTCCTTTCTCGTCTGCCAGAGGATAGTTACCGGAGTAATCGAGTAGGCTCCGTTCTCCCGCTTCCTCTCCACCAGCACGCGGAATAGCTGGTCAAAGGATTTCCTTGTTTTCTCCACCGTCTGTTCTGGGCATTCGAGGTTCTTGAGGTAGGCATCGGCATGGGTATTTACAAACTCCTCTATCTCTTCCTTAGTGACGGTCTTCCTCTTCACGAACTCGGAACAGTCTTCCATAAACCGGTCGATATCGAGGTGGAGGAGGTTCTCCTCCTTGTTAAAGAGGATGTTGGACAGGACCCTTAGTCGTTGGACCGCACTGAAGTTATAGGTTCCGTTCTTATTACGACAGAAAGTGAAGAATTTTTTGGAGTCCTCCAGATCATACCTCTTCGTGAGACTGAGAAGGATAGGGACGACCTTGTCAAAGACCTCGAGGTCCTTACCTCTCATGATCCCCTCGTCGTCTACTCCCCAGTGTTTCCCAATGAGGATCTCCCTTCTCCCTCCGATGACCTCGGCGAAATCGACCAGGTTAGTCTCATTCACTTCATCCAGGAGCTCGGTGACCAGCTCGTGCTGCTCCCCACGGAGTTTGGAGATCATATTACGACAGACATCCTCCACATCGGTGAAGATACCAGTGTCTTCTACGGGGAACTCCACCATAGGCTGACAGCTGATGGTATAGCCATAACACCTCATCCCTTGTAGGAGGACCGGGAGCTGCTCGGAGTACTTTCTATACTTTCGTTCAAAAGAGACGAGCTTATAACAGGTATCGTCAATGACATACCGGCTTTCCTTGGTATCCCAGATGATAAAGGGGGAGTCACTGATGATCCCGTTGATAAGGGGGTTATAAGACTTTCCGTATTCCCCTTTCTGGATATCCGCGTTGACGATAGCGAGGATGGCTTCATTAGCCATTCTCTCCGTCTCCATCTCCTCGAAACTGAGGGGTTCGCACTTCCCGAGGTTCTTGGGATTCCCTTCCCCATCGACCTTGGATACAAAGAGCTTGATGTGGAGGTCGTTATTGCGGATTCGGTTAGCCCACTGGTCGATCTCACAAGCCATATATTCCTCGGAGAAATAGACCTTGAACTGGTACTTATCCCGGATATCGACCCCCACGGAGAGGTAGGAGGTACACATGAGGACCTCCAGATCGTTGATGGTAGCCTCTTGGTTGATCTCATCCATCCATTCACTACCTACCTGAGACCTCTTATAGTACTTCAGTCGCACCGGTTCGACTCGGTTATGGTCATAGAGGAGGAAGTAATTGACTGCTACTTCGACCTTCTGAGCAAAGGTCGTCCCTCGGTTCGTGGGGAAGATTACCCTATGTCCCTCGGTGATGTCCCTGGCGATATGACGGGCGATATAATAAAGTAGGTTCTTCTGGTCGGCGACCGTAATCACATCAAAGGTCTTCTTACGACTCTCCTCCTTGATCACGTGGATATGGCGGATACCGGGGAAGAAAAGGAACTCCCCGGAAGGCGTCCCCGAGAGGAGGATAGTGGTCACCTCTATACTACGGATAAGACTGACTACATCCTTCATCACCGATCGGTACTCGGAGAGGAAGAGGAGGTGGCTCTCGTCGATGACCACATAGTCGAACCCGGCCATAGAGATCTCCGAGGCCGTCAGGCGAGAGAACTTATCCAGGGTGAGAACGACCCTTTCGGAGTCTTGGATATTGACCTTCTTCGACCCGTAGGAGTACTCCCAGCCCTCTTCCTGTTCTACCTTAGACTTGATGGTAGAGGTATAGGGCATCACCATAAGGATACGGGATTTCTTAGCCAGTCTCTTGATCATCTCCGTCTTACCCAACCCCGGGCCAGCATCGATGAGGTTGAGGTGCGCCAGGTTACTCTCAATATCTGGGAGGATATCCCCTAAGAACTGGTCCTTGGTGATATTGAAGGTGATGGTCTCTGTGACCCCGAGGTGGTTGGGGTCGGATAGCTTCGAGGAAATTTCCATAATCTCCTCCTCGGCAGCGCCTTCGAGGACGATATGGAAGCCGTGGTCGGAATTGAGCTTCTCAATAGCCCACTTGTTAGCCGGTTTCTTGTGATTGCGAGCGGTATTACAAATACCCACCAGTTCGTGGAAGGGCGTGTTACTACAGACCTTCTGGAGATAGCGGAGACCTTCCTCATATCCATAGAGGTTCACGAGGGTATTGGCGAACTTCCATCGATCTCCGTGTTTATATTTCCCTGGATGGACCTCCCCGGGAGTTATGGCTTCTGCTCGGGCGTGGAAGACCTCCTCGTACAGGATAAGATCATCATGCTTACTGAGGAATTTCTCCAGATGCTCATCTCCCCAGCTCCCGCTGTAGTCAAACCCCACGTGGATAAAATCCTTGTAGAACTTAGTGGAGAAGAGGGGGTGGGGATCGGCTGTGATGAAGACCCCCTGTTGGGGACGGCACATGGACCAGTCAAGCCACGAGATGAGGTTCTCCGCGCTATAGCCGTGTTCGATGAGGTGGTCTCTGATGGCCATATAGACCATACCAGTTTTGTGATGGAAGTTGGCATTGAAAAGGACCTTTTTGTCCAGGTTCTCATCGACCTCTATACAAGTGTAGATATGAACCCCACTACCCGACGACGAGAGGACGGAGGCCATAAACCAGGGACAGTGCTGGAGCCTACGGAACGCCTCCTCCTTGATGAGGGTAGCCACTGCCGGATCCTTACAGTCGATGTCAATGACCTGAAAGCCCGACCACGCGTCATAGGCCTCATCCCCCACGGGGCGGGCCTCTCCAGCACTACCGAAGACGACACTGCGACGGATCTTGTTGACCCCTTCGTTGACGCGACCAATGACATCCCGGTAGAGTCTCTCCCCCGTGACCTTTTCGCCTTTGGAGGAAGACTTATTGTCCACCACAAACAGATCGACCTCCCGGAGTCGGTCGAGGAACTTATCCAGATCTGACTCCGAGAGGTCGGTGACCAGGCTATGGGTAAATTTCTCCTTGGCATACTTCTTCTTCCAGCTGTTGTTGTAATCCACGCTGATGACACTGAACTTGCTTAATACCGAGGAGATCTTTACCTTGCCTTCCATTAGAATCCTTTACTTTTTAGATAGGTTTTCACCAAATTTTTACTGTGGGGGGTGGCGACGTTCGTAGCCCACCATTTTACGTAGGAGGGGTCTTTTTCAAATACCTCCTCAACTAAATAATCTCTGTGCTTGCCGATGTTAAAGTATAAATTGCCATCCCCACGACGGATAATCGACCCTTCGGGACTCACCATCTCGTTGAATTCCAGGGAGTTAAGCTCGTCCCAGGAAATTTTTTCCAGCTGTTTGATGAGTACCGTGGCCGTGGCTTTCACGTCACTGAGGCTGTCGTGGGCTCGCAGACCACACTCCTCCATCGTCTTACCCATGTACTTCTTGAACACATCCCCCAGATGACAGGGATTGAGGTGTTTCTCAATGAGGTACACGTCGTAGAACTTACGGTTCATATCCAGCTCCTTACCCAGTCGGAGGTACTCCATATAGAGGAGTTGGATGTCAAAGGAGTTGCTGTTGTAGCCAGCTATATCCGCGTCTCGAATTATATTATCAAACTCTTCTATGACTTCTGTGAGGTACTTACCGGAATTTTCTACCATTTCCTTGGTGATTCCGTGGACCTCCTCCGCTCCCGAGGACATCTCCCATTCCCCTGAGGGTCGGATGATATAGTCAAATTTGGCCGTCGGCTTCATCGTCTCGCGGTCAAATCTCATGGCGCTGAGCTGGATGATTCGGTCGTGCTGTTTGTTAAGACCTGTCGTCTCACAATCTAAAAATACTATAGGTCGCATTTAGGCAATCGTTCGTAAGTAGTTAATAATTCTTGTTTTCTGTTGGGAGATACGCGAGGAGGTGACCTGATACTTCACCACCAGGCCCTTTACACCGAGCTCGGGGTGACCGTCCAAGCCAAAGTAATCACAGAGGAAGTCGTAGTCATTGAGGTTAAAGGTCTTCAGATGGTCGAGGAGGTCTCTTACCTCATGTCTCTGCTCGGTACATAGGTCACCCTGGTCGCGACCGTGGAGCTCCCCTATACTTATACAGTTCCTTCGGCTCTCCTGCCCCTCCTTGCTCTTGAGGTAGTTAATGATGGCGAACTTAGCCCGGTGGAAAGCAAACTTCCCCAGGTCCTGGCGGCTCTTTTCCCATACTTTCAGTCCTCGGATGACCCCTTCCCAGGCTACCCCTTCGAGGTCTTCTACCTCTCCGGCCCAGGTGAATCGTCTCACGGCATTTTGGACCGATCGGTCCAGCGTATTGTAGGTTTTTAGGTCCATATTAGATTTCCTCTGCTTCCTCCACTCTATCTATCCACTCAAAACAGCGATCCCCGGAGAGTTCCTCCAACAGTCGCTCGAGGTACTGTCCATATTCGGTGAGGGTCATATATACCATCAGACCATCGTCGGTGATGATGCTATTAGGATCCTCCGGGGTAGGCCAGGGTCTTACCCTTTCAATGGGGTACGTTCCGAAGTTTTTTCCTCGCACGTAGAAAGAGGGGGACTTATCTGTACTGATGTGTAGGTCAATACCCCCGAAGTAGAAGGTAAGGTCAATACTTCCGTATTTGGTGAAGGCATTCACACCAAAAGTCTCATCGACTTGATACTTTTTATCAAAACTACTATCAAATCCCCACTGCTGAACCGCATAGGTGAGGATCTCGTGGATGCGTAGTCGTAGTTGGTTATAAACCATTTTTTAACTTAATTCCTAATTTTTCATGAAGCCAGGTGGCCTCCTTCCAGTTCTTCTCAAACCACTCGGGGACTTCCTTCTCCATCTTGTGGATGAGGTTACGAGCTTCCCCGGTGATGTCATTAGCCAGCTGCATATTGAACCACGCAAAGGCTACGTGACTCGATCCTCCGTACATAGAGTTCCCGAGGAGCTTACAGGCCTGCTCGTAACTGGAGTAGTAGAGGACCTCGTCTTCCAATATAGATCGGATTTCCGGGAGGTTTTTTACATCGATACTCGAAGTACAAGTGATATTCAGACCGAGTTTCTTCAGGTCTTCCACCACCCTCTCGGAGTATTTCTGTTCCTTGGGGGTATGCCCCTCCATCAACTGGATAACATCGTCTAAGACCGTCGCTTCCATCTCCTTTCCGAGGTACTTACCCACGTTACGGTTAGCCTTGAGCTGTTTCTGGATGGCCTTGAAAGCATACTCCTTATCGTTCTTATATACCGACCCGTTGACGGAGACGAAGTAGTTGGGGTCCTTGCGGAAATCCTCCAGATCCTTCTCCGTAAATACCCCTTCTCCGGTACTCCCGAGGTAGTTCTCAATGGAGAGGTTACAGGTGATGATAGTGGAGGGGTACAGGGACGCGAAGTCATTACAGGTCACGAACAGGTGCTTACCTGGGGAGGGCTGTCGGACATAGGCTCCAACCAACTCCCCTCGCTCTCCGGAGAACCGGGATGGGGGGACGACCTTGATACCGTGTTCGAAGAAATAGTTGAAGAAAAGGGCTTCACTCAACTGGATCTTCGACTGACTGGCAGAGGCCTTAATACCACAGTACAGGGCCTGGGAGTAAAGGCTGTTGAGAGTCCCGAAGCAATGACTGATCATCTGCACGAGGACCGAGTCGATAGCATTGTAGAACACGTACCTCGTATAGTCAGAGTTATAGAGGTCCTGGAGGTCTCCATCATACTTGATCTTGTTGGCCTTTACCGGAGACTCTGAGGCAATATAGTCCAGGGAAAGGGACTCCTTCTGGGGCATCACCATCATATCAAACTGACCGATAATGTCCATCATGTCTAAGACCCACGTGTGGTTGGGGCAGGGTAGGTCGATATTACCATCGCGGAGGTCTACGTACCTCATACGACTCATCGATCCGTCCACTGAGCACTTACTAAAGCGAATATCGGGATAGTAGAGCTTACAGCGGTTTACTATATACTGCCAGTCGAAGCCAATACTGTTCCACCCCCCGAGGACCGGTACTTTGCTTACCACATCCCCGAGGAAAAACTCCAACATATCTCTCTCGGAGTCGAATTGGATATAGCGGAACGACGGGGTGGGTAACTTCATCTTCTTGAAGTACTCGGAGGAACTGATCCACTCATCGAACTGTTTTTGGAGGTCGTCGGTATCTTCGAGGGGTCGCGCCCCGAGGACCATCGTATGTAGTTCGGGGCTTACCACGGAGATGGTATAGATGGGATATTTGGCCTGGGAGGGATGGGGAAATTCCTCCTTATTGACCTCTACCTCGATGTCAAAGACGTACATCTTAGGGTTGTACTTAGCATGCACGAGAGCCTGCTCCGAGGGGGGTAGTTCCCGGAGGAAATTGAGGATATCTACCTTCGTTGGGGAGTCGGTATAGGCCATCTTACAAGGCTTTCCGTTCCAGTTGGTGTAGTTACCAGAGGGGTCCTCGATATAGGTCTTAAATCGGGATACGTTATATTCCTTGATCTGCTTCCCTCCGGTCTTGGTGACGTAGGAGACTGAGAGCTTCCCTCGTCGTCGGTTGAAGTAATAGTCTAATATCATATGCTTTAGCGTATGTTTTTACGAATCAAAAGCCCCAGTACCCCTACGGTGAGGAGTACCAGGACCTGTATAAATCTGAAAAAGAGTCTTACCATTTATGGTTGTTTATAATATCTCGAGCCATTCTGTGAAGGTGGTAGAGAACTTGATCCTGGGGGTACTCGACGGGGTTACCGTCAAAGGCCAGGATAAAATGTCCCGGGTTATTGGGACTCTTGATGATCTCGATTACGTCTCCGTCTCGTACCAGTCGAAATCGTAGGCTACCTCGAAACTGTTGTAGTTTTCCTCATCGCAGTAGATAATGTCATCGAGGATGGGTAGGCCTTCTGTGGCAGTGTCACCGAAGGTGCCGGTGCAACCGTCCAACTTACTCAGGAAGGCTTCGACACTCTCCTTACCCTTAAGTACCGGAAGCTTCCACCATAAGTGGGAGTATAGTACCTTAGCTTCAAGATGGAGGTTGGAGATAACTTCCTGATCTTCCATATCTACGCGGAATCGAAGGTATCTCTTCTTACCTTCTACCATTACTCGGATGGATGTCTTAAATGATCGTCCTGATGGTTCCCACTTAATTTTCGTTGCCATATCACTGTTGTTGTTATGTTTGTATACATATATCCCGCGACGGTGGACTATAGCTGCTTAATGTAGATATATCAAAAGGTGAATGGAGATTTTTACCGTCACCATAAGAATTTATAAATTTGGATGGTAGGATAGATCGTGGAATAGGTCTATTTGGCTCATAATCGCGTCCTACTGCGATCAAATATCAAAATGGACCATTGGTATAGGCGACCTGATTTGAGCTCGTTAAATCGCGTTTATGAAGCTTGTAAGATGGACCACAATTTAGTCACTCAAAAAGTACTTATTTTTTCGACCACAAAAAGTTCGTTTGCGCGCGGTTGACCTTGAAGACCAAAAAGTGCGTTTGCGCGCGGTTTGGATGGGTCGGAATTTGGGGGGCAAAATAGGGTCATTTTTAGGGTCCAAAAATTAGAGTCATTTTTAGGGTCATTTTTAGGTCGATTTTGAAGCCCAAAAATCGCCTTAAATTCTATATTTTTTTCTTATAAGGAAATTTCAGTTGCTAAAATCGTGCTCAAACCGTTAGTCCCAGTGCGTCTACGCGCGGTTTTGGCCATTTTGCGCATTTTTGCGCATTTTTGGCCTCGATTTTTGTGCCGATTTTCACTGCATTTTTAGGTCATTTTTGAGGGCATTTTTAGGCGCATTTTTGAGGGCATTTTTAGGCGCATTTTGGAGCCCGTTGAGGAGTCCACCTTGCCCCCTAAAAATCGAGCTGCAAAACAGTCCAACTCGGCGTCTAAAAAACAGCCCCTTTTTCGACCATAAAAAGCTCCTATTTTTCACCTCGACCAGAGGCCCCGGGCAGCTATGCTGATGGGCTTGTCAGCCACTCATAAGGTTATCAAATCCAGTGGTAAGATGGTCTCCTCCAGGAGCCCAGCCCCTTCGGGAATGGTCGGGATGAATTTTATAACAATTTTCAAGCCATTTTCACCTAATTTTGATAAAAATTGCCATTTTTCCTGAAGTCAGATGGTAGGCAACATCTATAACATAGAACTTTTCGTGCATCCCAGATGCATCGAATAGCGGTGACTACCTCTATTTGGCTCATAATCGCGCCCTACTGCGCTCAAATATCTTTTTAATGGGTTAGTATAGGTCGCTCCGAGATCGCGCGTCCTGGCGCGATTATGTGAGCCATCATGTTTTGGAGCTATTATTTATGGCCGTACCCTATGAATGCATAAAAAAAGGACCACCTTGCGGCAGTCCTTATTAAAAATTTTTAAGATCAGGGAACCGTGGATCAGGGGTTCTCCGAAGGAGCGCCTTAGCTTCAGCTAAGGCTCAATCAGTCCCAAAATCTTGGTCTCCTTGATGCCAACCACATCTCCGTAGTCGATAGCCTTGATGCCTTCTTCGAGACTATGGGCCGCGACATAGCACTTACTCTTGGTGGTCTTGGTCTTGGCATTACCCTTCTTGTCCAGTCCGAGGTCTTCGACTTCCTCCACACTCACCTCATAGATCTTCGTCTCGGGGTCGATCTCCCCGACGAAAGGGGCTTCCTTATGACTCAGGGTAATGACCCCTTCGATCCCGTAGTTACGAAGTTCCTTGGTACATAAGGCTTCGGCCTCGGTAAAGGTCACCGCATCGACGAGGTACTGTTCCTTGTGGGGTTTGTCCTCGGCATTAACTATTACTGTTGCTAAAAAGTACATATTTCTTTATATTTTAATGTTTTTTGTTCCACCACAGGTGGCGAGCTCATTTACGAGATTTCGGTAGGTATTCCTCGACCCAATCGAGTGAGGGTTCTTCCCCATTCAGCAGGTCCTCCACGGCCTTGCGGAACTTATCATCCCGGAGGCATTCGAGGAGTAGGTATTTGAACTGATACGTATCCATTAGACAATGGAGTCAAAAATCTCATCCAACGAAAGGTTCTCCGGAGCGAGGAGCTTGTAGTTGACCTTGATCTCATTCACATCACAGGGCTTCAGGTCGTACTTTACCATCTGGGTAAGCAGGGGCTCCGGGATAGTCTCCTCACTGATCCACACCAGGGTCTTGTTATAGTCTAACATTTCCCTTACGGCCTCGGGTCGGGTTTGGAAGTAATCGATTCCAGCAATCTCCTCCGCTATCTCATCAAAGCGATGGAAAAAGTTTTTACGATAGTCACCGATGATGGCCTCATAGTACTTTTTGGAGAACCCATACATCCTACCTTTTTTCTCTACCCTCACCACCGGTTTGATATTGTCTCCGGCATCCCCACAGAGGATTTTCTCCGTGACGATCTCAAAAGGGTTGATATAGGTTACCTTATCGCAGCACCTCTCTATATTCTCCGTGTGGACGACCTCAAAACCCATGAAGTCCTCGAGGCCCTCTTTCTTCGCCGACTCGGGGAGGACCAACCCGGCCTTGTCATTGTACCACGCGGTGAACCTCCCCCCGTCGATCTGAACGAGCTGTTGGAGGTCTCGGTCACTCGACCAGATAAGGGCATCGTCTCCGGAGGCATTGACCTTCCTCGACCAGTACCACATCCAGTCATCCCCCTCGATTCGGTATTCCTTGGAGGTGGTCATATAGTTCGAACAGGTGTCGAAAAACTCCTCGAAGGTCTTGTACACATAGGGGAAGTCCAGCTCACTCTTGGTCTTAGATCGGTTTCCCTTGTATTTGACGTCACCCAATCGGGGGGGCACGGGGAGTTCTTTTCTCCAGCTACCCCCATCAGCCACCAGCACGATATTAGTGATGGGGAACTTATACAACATCCCCGCGATAGACCGGGCGAGGAGCTCCTTGAAGTTCTTGGCAGACATCTCCTTCACCGCCTCCGGAGCATCCACATTCATTCCTTTTCCCAGGGCATATACCCTGCTGACCATTAACCAGTTGCCATCAATAAGCAGTACCATTTTTGATTTTATCCCAATACAGTTTGTTATACATTCCAAAAGAGCCGGTCCATTTGAAGGTCTTTCCTTCGTATTCAAATACCAGCCCTTCGAATATATTATCAAGAGTAGGGACAGAATAGTTAGGTAAGGAACTCATATCCTGCATATAGCCGTAACCCTTACCCAGGGTACTGTGGGCGTGTTCCTTGAGGTACTCGCCAATATGCGTGACGATCTCCCGGACCGGGGTAGTACACTCGATAAACAGACTACCCAGTTTCTTGTCCAGGGCTCCGATGACCTCGGGGCTCTTGGAGAGGTCTTTGATGTCTTTCAGGGAAGCGTTCTTATCCCCCACCATACGACGGAACATCAGTTCCTTTACTATAGGGAGCTCGTCATACAATAAGATATTACTATCCCAATGACGGTCAAACTCCTCCCGGTAGATTTCCTCGAAGGTTTTGTTATAGTCCAGCTTAGTTGGGCTAATACGGTCAATCATCCCCTCCACGACATTCATATCCACTCCACAGACTCGTACCTGGTGGCCAACGACAAACTCCTTTGGCCAGGGGAACGACTCGACCTTCAGTGGGATGTCATCCAGAGTAATGGCATGAACAGCAAAGAAAGGGGCATCGTATTTGATGATATTGGTGATGTCCTTGTAGACGATGTCCCCAATGACTCGAATCTCCCCGCTACCGGTTTTTTGGAGCAGTTCTTGAACAGTAAGGAGTAGGTAGGGTTGATTGATGAGGTTATAGGCCATCCAGAAGGCAATACCAGCATCCTTGCCTGCATACTCCGACATAATCGCCGTTCCATCAAGACCCCCTCGGTCGATATGAGCCTTATTACGGATGAGGTGGAATTTCTTCGTGGTCTCGTTGAAACGGAACTGTACGCCAAAACCATCGATCTTTTCCGTATAAAGCCCGTTTCGTACCATCTTCTTCAGGTCCGCCGGGGTCAGGGTGACATCCTCCCAGGGATGCTTCATGTGTCCGCTTAATCCTCCCATGTTATTTTAATCTTTCTACTACGTCCATAGCATATGTTATAGTCACTGTCTACCGTAGACTCGATCTGGATACCGAGTTTCTTGAGGATTTCCCGGTACGGCTCCACGGGTTTTACAAACTGGTTGTAGAAGTCCACACAGTACCCGAGGTACATAGTATCATTGTCCACATGAGTAGCTCCGATGAGTTCCACCTCCTCCGGGGTAAACACGTGATCTTCCTCACGATAGTATAAACATACTTCTGATAATTGTTTTGCAGTCATAATGTTAATGTATTACTTTCTTTTGGCTCCATCATCATCCCAATAAATTCGGCACTCACCAGGGATATCATACACTTCCTTGTGTTGCTTGTAAGCAGTGGGTGGATCGAGACAAAGTCCTATCATCTGTCGGGATTCTCTCCTAAAAGCTCTATTATAGAGTCTCTTCATTGATGCTCTTGCTGACTCTGGATAACAAGCAATGAATACATATGGTTTTTTTCTTGACCGTGACATATTTCAATTCCCTTGGTTTATACTTATAGATATATAGGAATGCCTTCCTATTTTTTTTAACAACCAACCCCGGAGGAAATTAATCCCCCAGGGTCAGCCAACTAAACAAAATCTGCACGGCAGCTCTGCGCCACAGGCGTACATCAACAACAACAATAAAGGTGACTCCAGCAGGACTCGAACCTGCGGCCCGCGGGTTAAAGGCCCGCTGCTCCACCAACTGAGCTATAGAGTCGTGTTATAGCTATCCCACACCACGTGGGGTCTCCAGCCTCGGGCTAGTATGTTAAGCCTCACATCTCCTCGTTGTATCTTATACGTAATCAATACAATAAGGTCTTATGCTACGCAACGTCACCCCACCTTCGTCAAGGTCGTCATCAGCAACGTTCCAATACACTAATAGCTATGTAGTACTCCCTATGTGCGGAAATCACTCGGAGATGATCCTTCTTGCGAATAGGACCCTTTACATCAAAGGTGGATATTGTCCTCAACTGAGGCCCAGCCCCCTCGGGGGTTGGTCTTAATCTGCTCCATAAATTGGGAATTTTTTTGTTTGTTAATTATATTTAGAAAACCGTCGCATAAATTTTATACATCTCAAACCGATGGGGAAACTTTTTGTAGACATCCTGCACTATCTCATCCAGGGTCCAGTCGTGCGCGTATCGACATAGGTTAGTACCATCCATCTTTTCCACCGCTATCTCGAAGTACTCCGGACGGAAATATACCCCTTCAGAAGCTAAGATATAGCGAATGGCAGATATCTGGTCTCCAAAGGTTTTGTGAACTCCTTCAGGACTGTTCTTGTAGTCGAGTACTACCCGGTCTCCATAGGTGACGATAAACTTGCTCATGTCTATATATAACAAAAAGGGGTAGGTTTTTTACCTACCCCCTAAAGTTTACCCAAAAATCCCGCGGAGCCACCAGGCCAGGCTGCCGACCACTCCGAGAGCAATCAGAGTACCGAGACCGAACATCGCCGCGTGGATATAATCGATCTTCTTGTCGAGTCGGATATACATCTCATCCGAGATCCCGAAGAATCGGTCCAGCTTACGCTTCCAGTCATCGACGATGAAGACTGCATCGGCACCTTCACCGACCTTCTTCATCTTCTGGATCTTACCCATCTGGTTGACTCGGTAGTAAACCTCCGTACCATCTTCCATCGTAATTTTCAGACCCTTACGACCGTCGGAGTACCTAACAAAAGTTACCCCGGTCTGGTTGACCCAGCTATAGTAAACCTCCTGATTGGGCTTGACTGCCTCAGGGTTGAGCTGGACTACTTTGATATCTTCCAGATTTTCAGGAACAAAGCCTTCGCGGGGATTCCACGCACCACCCTTTTCCAGAGCACCGGACCACTGTTCCACTACATACACATACTTACTCATATCTATAAATTCATTAAAATACTAAACAATATCCCTAATCCATCACACCAGAGGTCTTTCTTGTCTACCTTTCCTCCGGTGAAAGCATCGTACTTCTCCTTACCATAACCTATCCCGAGGGTGAGGATGATTGCAAATAACCAACCAAAAAGGAGCCAAAGGGCCTTGAAGAGGGTGGCAGAGAAGATGACATGCAACAGACCATCAGCTCCGAGAGTCTTGTAGATCGTGATGGCCAAATTATCTATTTTTCGCATAGATTAGGGTTTATATATAAATAATCCAGTAGGTATATAAAAATTCACCCCGAGAGGACGAATCCCCCGGGGTGCACTAACAATTAAAAATATAGACTGAATTTACTAGCCATTGGTAAGATAATCCTGGACGATGTCGGGAGCAGTTTCTACATACTCACTGTATTCGTCGAACTCATTGTCCATCAAACTACAGTACTTTTCCAGGGCAGCGACGATGACACGCAGGGGAGCATTCTTGATCTTGCTGTACTCGTCTACGGGCATATTCTCCAGCTTCGTGATGACCTTGGTGTTTTCATCAAAGACCTTTTCATACTGCTCGTGAAGGAGGTTAAGGACCTGAGCTGCGAAGAAGGAGGAGCCACCTTCATTCATATCGAGGTCAGCAGCTTCAGCAAAACCGGCAAATCGGTCGAGGACGATGATAAGGTCTTCAGCTGACTTCAGGTTGTTAGGCTGGAACTTGAACTTCTTACAAGCCTTGTCGAGGTCGGTGAACGCTTCATACTCGCGGTACTCATCAGCGATATCCTCCATATCGTCATCAAAACCGAGGGAGGCGAGGAGAGCTTCTCCGGGGTTCTTGTCGGCGATCCAGTCAATGGACTCAGGGAGCTTGCTCTCGGTGACCGTTGTGGGTTCCTGTGGTGTTGCCCCTTCAGGGGTGGTGCTCCCCTGGAGTGCCTCTTGTAACGCCTCTTGGAGCGTTTCTTTCAAACTTTTCATATATAGATATCTAATTTTATTATTGCGCGGTGCTTTAGCTCCGTTCAAATTTGCGCGGTGCTTTAGCTCCGTTCTATTTGTTTAATAATAATACCCTTGGTCTCTTATGGCGTCCCTAACCGCTGTGGAGAAGGTATCCAGAGCACCGGAGATATAAGTATCAAAATAGGGATCCAACTTCATCTTACGGAAATTTATGAAATAAATCTCCAGTATCCCGGGGATATCCCTCCATCGGATATTATTCTTACGGGGGTCTCCAGCATGTTTCTTTACTATATTACCATACCCAGAGGCCATAAACTTATCCCAGTCAAGGGGTAACTCCCGGAGGATATCCGTATATTTAAGATAGAAATTGGAGGGGTTGATGAGGTCATCCAATTCCTCAATGACTTCAGCTATTTTCTTTTCGTCCTTTTCCTTCCCAATATGGTAGGTGAGTTGGATGGCCTTCTCCATCCCCTTGAGGTTATTGAATAATTCTAAGATGGTCTGCATGAGATTCTTGAAATGGTGACCGGTGGGGGACTCCAACCCTCATAATACGTTTAGGAAACGTAGGCTCTATGCCGTTGAGCTAACCGGCCTTTTAAGGACCGCGGGGAGTAGAGGTCTATTACAGCACCCTCCTATGAGTACCTCTAACGGGTAGTCGAACTCCCTTTGCGTGTCCTGTATTTATTATATAAGAATTTGCACCAAAAATTTTACTCGCGGTAGCCGGAGAAAGTCTTGGTCTTGGGGAAAGCAGCCTGGAGCTTGGAGAGCTTGACTCGCTTCTTACCAACAGCCATCACCGTGACCTTATTTACCTTCGTAGTGTTGGTCAGGTCTCTCAGGTCGGGACAGTCAAGGAGCTCGAGCTCCTTGCACTCACCGGGGAGGTTAGCCAGCGTTGTGAGGCCCTTGGCCCCGTTGATCGTGAGCTTATCGACCTTGGCCCCATCAGCAAAAAGACCTTCCAACTGATTAAGAGTACAGTCGATAAGAGTGATCGTACCCTTCCACTTGGCAATATGGAGGTTGATGGGAGTGATATTCTTGAAGATGAGGTGACCCTCCCCCTCGATACCGTTGGGGGAGTAGGTCACTTTCTTGATACTTCCTCGGTTATTCTTTTCCAACCAGTCTTTGTTGAGCTCGTTATCCAGAGCATCAAAGTCCGCGTCGAAAATACTCTCCGAGATAAATTGGTTGAGAGTTTTCATACTTATGCGAGGGGCTTTAGCACCTTTCATCTTAGAAACGATTACGGTGACGACGGATAGACTCGCGGATGAGTCTCTCGCGGCTGTCCTTGATCTCATCCAACCCTTCGGTAATCTTATTCACCGGGACGATGGTAGAGAAGTCAATAGACTCCCAGAAACGACTGACGGCATCCGCAGAGGAGAAGTTGTAGATCTGGGCCTTGCGGGCAATAGCCTCCTTGACCTCTACCGAGGCGAGGTTGTAGATAGGACGGATATTAGCTGGCATACCTTCGAGGTAGAGGGGCTCAGCAGCCTTTTGGACCTCACGACCCATAGTAGGCTTCTTAATCTCCGTGCTCTCCAGCATAGCGATGACGTCGAGGATCTGGTTGCGCTTGCTACTACCTGACTCGTTGATGAGCTGCTGGGCGTCTGCCTTGGTGGCTTCCATAATGGCCGGCTGGACCTTCTCGGTGAAGTACTGCTCTACCGTAGGGGTGTATTCTTCCACTACCCACTGCTGGAAAGCGTTGGCCAGGTCGTTCTTACACCAGTTTTCGATCACTGGGGTATACTCTTCCTTCATCCAACCCTCCATAACAGGGACAAATTCTTCCACCACCCACTTCTGAGTACCTTCGGCAATCATCTGAATGGTCTGTTCCTTAGCCTCGTTGATACGGTCAGATACTTCGGTGAGGAGGTGCTCAGCGAAGTACTTATCCAGTTCCTTGGTGTACTCTTCCTTGACCCACTTTTCCGTGGCCATAGCCAGCATATCACGACTTTCCTGAATCTTAGAGTCCACCTCCGCAAGGACTTCCTCCTTGACCCAACCTTCGACCTGTTCGGGGAGGGCCTTCAGAGCTCCTTCGTTGGCGGCTACCAGAGCCTCCAGCTCAGCGACCTTCTTCTGGAGTTCGATGATGGTATTCTCGGAAGCCATCTGGGGGTCGTTAGCCCCGTAGTCAGGACCCTGTTCGGGGACGTTTTCGGATACAGGCTCTGCAGAGCTTTCCATAATGATACAGAAATTATCAAACTCCTCGGCTGACTGGTTCTCGTTGAGGTGCATACGAGCCTGGCTGAAGCCGGGAGTACCTACGAGGTCATAGGTGGAGAGGTTCTCCAGGGTGACGTTACCGTTCTTGTCAATACGACCCTGGGCACGAGAAGAGACGAAGAGAGGGAGACCACCTTCGACGATCTTCTGGGCGAGCTCACCCTTAGGGGTGTTAAGAAGCTGAATAGTACCGGAGACGACCCCCTTCTCATCGATGTTGATGTCGATGATCTTGTGGGAGATATTCTCCAGCGTAATGTTCATCGTGTCAGGGTGTTCGAGTTCCCCGGGGATACCACCATTCTCCTTGATGCGCTCCTGGAGGATCTTCACACACGACTCATAGTTCTTCTTTTCATAGACGCGGTGGTTGTTATTGCGTACCCCGCATACGCCAAAGGTCCCGGAGAGGGTCATGAGCCCGTCTCTGCGACCAGTTTTGAGATCGCTGACCTTACCCAGCGTCTCGTAGACAAAACATTTATTCATTTAACTATATAGTTGTTTTATATATAATAATTGGTTTATTTTGTTACATAGTTAGTTTTTAGCTTATTAAACACCTCCTTATCCGGGTAAATATAGAGGTTGGAGAAGGTCTTGAAGTCCCCCTCCACAATAGCCTGGCGACATTTAGTAGCACTAATGTCCTCATCCGACCGGGGGATCTCCACCAGTTCAAACTCCGGGTCTAACCCAGCCTCTTCCCCGTACTTATCCACCATCCTTTGGTAGTCTTTGTATCGGTCCGTTCCACAGAACCAGGCTCGGATGTTTGGAATGACCTTCCCAATCTCCACGATATCCGCGGATTTGACCAGGACGATACGGAAACCGAGTTTCTTCATCGGTTCGGTATACAGGTCGAGGAGGAAACGACTGTCCCAGGGTTTCTTTTCATCAGTCTTTTTGGTATCAATCATACAAAGGACTGGCTCCAGTCCCTTCCTCTTGGCCTCCAAAATGAGCTTCAGATGACCTTTGGTAAGGGGCTGGAACCGTCCGATGATGATAGCAGGTTTGGTTTTAGTTCCGTTCATAATATGCGAGGTGCTTTAGCTCCTTTCATAAATACCCCACAAACGATCAATCATGATCTGTAGTAGACGAGATACGTGCTGGTAACCATACATAGTTTTTATCTCAGGGAAGGTATTTTTTACCACAGCTTCATAGTCATTTCTTACCCAGGTGAGGTAATAAACGTCCCTCGCATCAAATCTATACTCGGCATAATCTTGAATAGACTCCACGAGGTCGATAAATTCCTCGGTGACCTTTAGACCCTTATTGTGCTCTTTTTTCCACCTCAATGAAGAAATCTATTAGTGGCTCGAGGAAACCATTAACACTCTTGTAATTCCCTGCTACCCCACGAAGGAGTTTCTTCAGCTTGGGATAGCCACCCACCAGTGGTTCGACCTTACTGATGCAGGTGTCGATATATCGTTCATAGGGGGTATAACTACCCTCACCAATAAATTTGCTTAGACTTTGCATAGGCTTTATTTTAATAATCTCCTTCGCTTTCAAAAGCATCACGGATAGCCTGGGTGAGATCCATACCCCAACCCCAGAGTAGGGTCTTGTAAGTGGCTCCGAGACCACAGATGGTCGCGATAACATCAGGACCAAAACGGTGCTGGTCACAAACAGAATAGGGGAGCTGGTTAAGGAGATCGAGGAGCTCCTCGGGAATATCCAGTCCCTTATCATTCATATCCTCGATGGTGAGGTCGCAGTATTTCTTGACCTCGTTATCAAACTTTGCCATAACAGTTGTTGTTTTGTCTATGGTTATAGATAGGAAACCCCCGGGTAGTTTTTACTACCAGGGGGTCTCAATAATTTCTCCGGTAAGGAGCGATTAGCCTTTAGATAATCACACTATAGTGTGCTTAGCTAAAAGTGTTCCACTTTTAGATAATCTCACAGGCTCCACCATTACAAGCTACCGCTCCGAGTTCTCCGGCGGACTTCTCCTTTCTTCCCGACATGATAGCGTGGAAATCAATCTCATTGGCTTCCAGATAAGCTACAATATCGTTATATTCCCGGATAGTCTCCTCGGTGATACTGGTAAAGGGTAGATTGGGATACGTCCCAGGGTACTTGGGGAGGAAGCTTACCCCGGTATAGAGGTGACTGTTGACATACATCACCGCGGCCACTTCATCCCATTCGTCTTCGGAGACCTCGACGGTACAGCTGACGTTATTGGGGATAGAGGTATGGTCTGTATACAGCCCAGCGCGCTGGTCGATATTAGGATTGACCCCCTTGTTGACCCAGAAGTGCTTCACCATCCCAATAGTCTTGAGGTGCTCCACGGCAGTAATCTCCGGTTTGGTAATAACTTTACCGGTGACCACACAAGGGAAACTGATGATATATTCCTTGTTCTCATATTTGGCCATCGGAGTACCCACCAGAGCTTTCCATTCCGGAGAGAGAGCCGTCGTGCGAACGCGTCTCAGGTAGGTCCTGTCGTGGGCTGGGTGGATACCGGGACAGTAGAGGTTGAGGATGGTCGTGGCCGACCCCGAAGGCTTGACGGTCGTACAGCGCTTACAAGGGTTGATATTGAGCATACGAGCGGTCTTTACATTCTCCGCAACGACCGTCTCCGCCCCCCGGGTGAGGAGCTTGCCAGTCATCAGGTCGGAGGCCATAATACCGGTGAGGCTGACCCCAATAGCTCGGTCGCGCTCGGCAATCATCTTCGTGTTCTCGTGGAGGAACTTAAAGTCGGTATACAGGGACTGGATTGTGGCGACGAACGAGGCCACGCGGCAGAGCTTGAGGAAGAGCTCGGGGCTATCGACCTTCTGACAGTTGATCTCGACCAGATTACAGAAAGCAAAACCGGTACCGTCCTCACAGACGGGGTTCATAACAATCTCCGCACAGGGGTTGAGGGTGTGGTTATAACTGTCTACCTTGATGAACCCCGGCTCACCGTACTGCTTGGTGAACTCCAAAATCTCCTTGTACTCGCCATAGGAGAGGGGTTCTCCGTAGACGGTGAGGATGGAGTTATTAGCCATCGCCAGCTCTCGGTGCTCCTCGTACCAGTTTCCCGTCTTGATCTGTTTCATCCCCTCGTCGTCCTTGTCAAAGAGAGCGATCATAGCCGATCGACGGACTCCACCAGAGATGACGGCAGAGGCAATATGACAGAGGATAGTATGGAGCTCCGTACTCTTCATCTGACGACCCTGACAGCTGTTGAGGACCTGGCGGATATTTGTCATAGCCGTAATGAGTGGTTCGGGTCCTGGAGCAGTGAACTTACCATCGATGGTAGAACCCGCGGGACGGATCTGACCGTAGTCGAAGGTGGGTATCTTCCCTCCATTGAAAGCACAGTGCATGAGGACATCGATAGCATAAGACCATCCCTCGATACTGTCTTGGACGCTGTAGATCTGGTCCGTGTCGATGAGCTGGGCCACCGCGGGAAGCTTCTGGATATGTTCCTTGTGGAGGCTATAACCGACCCCGCAGCCACAGAGAAGGAGGTACATAACCTCAGCAAAGACCCTCTCACGGTCGATGAGGGTGGAGGAGCAGTTATAGATCTTGGCATGATGCTTGAGGATGCCGGAGGAGAAATTGCGACTGGCAAACTGACGAGCTCGCTGACTGCTGAGGAAGAATTTAGCCTTCTCCAATTTCCTCGCTTCCTCCAGCAGTTCCCCTAAGGGCTCATCATAGTAACCCTTGTACTGGAGGAAGAGTTTGTGCATGTCGTAGATACGGTCTACACTCTCCTCCCACGTCTCCAAACTTCCGTCTTCCTTACGTTGGGAGTAGTTCTTGTAGAATACATAGTCTCCGAGATGCTCTAAGCCTGTTTTTATCATATATGTGGTATTATTATCTTCCGAAAAATTTGTGTCGTAGGAGTCGGTTCTGGTCTACCCCGTTGTCCTCCATCCATCGCTGTAGGTGCTCCTTGGTATAGAAGTCGTGGATGAGAAGTTTCGGTTCCAGGGTGAAGAGCACACAATGACTCCGAAGGTGACCTCCGTCGAGGACTATCTGGTACTCGTCGAAGAATAGGGGGAATGACCCCGTGGCAGCATCATAAGGACTGATGGTTTGATACATAGTTGAAGTTTTTATAAAGTAAGTATATATCTGCGATAACGCCCCTGGTGGGGAAGCAGCTATATATTATGGGAGTATCCGAAGGGTGCTCCTATAATATATATCACTAAAAAAGGAGGATTTTTAGTCCTCCCTTTAAGTTTTTTGTGTTGGTTTATAGGCCATCTCGGAGAGCCGGGCTATTTATAGCCCATCCTTCCCATCCACGGCAGCGGCAGCGAAGATATCCTTGAACTTAGCCCCGAGCTTCTGCTGGCTCTTGGAGTAGTCAGGGAGTTCCTTCATCGTGATACCCCAGGCCTGAAGCATAGGCTTGAAGGTAGACTCGATCTCCGTCTGACGGGTAGCAGGAGACTTGTCATAGAAACCACGGGCAATGAACAGGAACTTACGCTTGTCTTCCTTGACCTTACCGGCGTACATCTCCAGCATGATATCAAAGACATAGCTCGTGAGCTGGTCAGAACCGGTAGAGATGAGCCAGTCGGTGAGACTCGCATACTCTTCTTCCGTAGGAAGGGCCTTAGCATGGTTAGCTACGATAAGCTGGGCCAGGGGGAGACTGACGAGGGCGAGATCCTTCTTGGGGATGTTGATACCCTTACCACTGTTTCTCCAAACAGCATCGACAATAGCATCGAAGTTACCGATCTTTCGGATCATGTCGAGGAATGCAAGGAAGCTATCCACGGCATCCGCAGGGACGTACATGTTAAGGGTCATGGCAATGATCTCGCGGGGGAGGTCAAAGATAGTGAAGCCTTCCAGAGTACCGGTCTGAGCATAACAAGCCAGCTCGCGCATAGCATTGGTCCAAGCACGGGGAGTACACATGAGCTTCGTCTCCTGGTCCATGTCACCCTTTTCGTTTGGATCCCAATAGAAGAACTTACCACCACCGAGCTGTTCCGTCTCGGCCATCTCCAGCCACTGGGTGAGGACGGGGGAGATATAACCCTGGGTCTTGGCCCACTTGGCCCAACTCTTGGCCGTTGGTTCGTAGTAGACTACGGAGAAGCGGTTAGAGAGAGCGTTACCGATATTAGACTGACCGGAGAGCTCGTCTTCAGCGCGGTTAGAAGCGCAGATGATGACCCAACCAGAACCGAGTTTGTACCCGTTGAAACGACGCTCGTTCACCAGGGGAAGGACCACGTTGAGAACCTGAGCGCTGGCACGGCTAAGCTCGTCGATGAAGAGGAGACCCTTACCACAGGCAGCGTCTAACTCATTGTCCTTGACGGCATCTCCAGTAGGCTTGTAAACGGGCATCCACGTCTTGGGAATATCGTCGGCCTTCGTCTCCCCACTGACTTCCACGTACTTGGGAAGGGTGAAGTTTTCCGGAGTCTCGTTACTCAGGGTCTTGATGATGAGGTTCCAGTCCTTACCATCAGGGAGGGTGTTGAGAACCGTTTCGAGGATAGCCGTCTTACCGATACCCGGAGCTCCGTAGATGAGTAGGGGAGCGACCTTACCGTTCTGCTTGAGGGCGATATTGATTCGCGCTTCCAGGGCAGGGGTGTCTAAGACGTTGTACTTGGCTAAGGGGTCTTCGTTCTGTAGTTTCACCTCGTTAAGTTCTTCTGCGGTAATCCAACCGAGTTCTTCTAATACTTGGGGGAGCGCCGAGGTTTGTTCCTCCTTGACCATTCGGCGAAGATAGTCGAGGGTGTTACCCTTACCGTAGAGGCTGTAGGCGTCCTTGCGGGAGGTCTTGAAGCCGATGGCTGAGCTCTCCGCTTTACCCAACTGGACAAAGGTAGTGCTCTTGTCAATCTCCCCGGAGCGGTAAGCTTCCCCAGCGGTGATAGGGTTGATAGCGGGTTGGATATGACCTTCGGAGTCCACAGGACACCAATAAGAGCCCTTACCGATCTTGGCCACCCAACCAAAGACCATTTGAACGGCCTTGGTAAACTTTTCCTTTACCACCTTGCCGAGTTCCTTGAGCTTAGCGGTAAAGCTGCTCTCGGACACATTGGCCATAATAGATGGTACGGATTCTGTAAAATCTGTGATCTTTTTCATTTATATAACGTTATATATCAAGAATACGACGTAAAGTCGCTTCCCTCTGATCTTCCGTGCCACGGATGGTGTAGTAACCGTAGGGACAGGTATAGGGATCATTGAGAAGATCTTGTATATATCCGTCAATAACTCTCTGATACTCCGGGTCGATAGGGCGAACCCCGTCGTCGATAATATCAAACTCAATGGGGAAGTACACGATGAGGGGTTTGTAGTCTACCATCCACGCACGGATCTCCATACGCATCTGTTTGATGATATCCTTGTACTTCTCCGGATCCTTGTCGTAGAGGAAATAGGTATAGGCCAGGACATCCAGAAACGCTCGGTCACTGATATACTCCTCCTGATCCTCAAAACGAGACTTATACTCGTTCCAAATGATCATCTGGGTATCTAACCCGGCGTTCTTCGTATCCACCCCCTTCTTGATGAGCTCTCTAACGACCTCGGTGATGACTGGATAGTCTTCTCGGAAGCGGTCCAACATAGTCGTCTTACCGGTTCCGTGACTACCGGTGAAGACTACTCTTGGTAATTTCTTTTGTTTCGTCATAAATAGTTCTTAAATGGTCGGGAATACACCCGTCGATTATACTATATATATCACAGTGACAGCTACTGAATGTTACCCGTTCCTGCACATAAATAATGCGAACCTTGTTGGGGAGGGATTTGATGTAATCCTCCACCGACTTGGTAAGGTCACTCCGGCGAATGTAGAGCTCCAGCTCATCCCCGGGACGAGCCTGATCCAGATCATCCAGGGTCACCCTCAAAAATCGGATACTATCCGTATTCTCGATGCTATCAAAATGGAGGAAATCCTCGGTGGTGTAGATATACTTATCCGGGGAGTCCCCAAAATTGAAGGCAAAGCAGCTCCCGAGGTTAATTTTGTTCCCCTCGAAGAACCGTTGGTGGAGGTGTCCGCTGATCACCGGGACTTTGGGCATATCCATCGCGATAAGGTCGGTATGGGTGAGGATAGGTTTGCCCTTACTATAAAGACCCTCTATCTCTCCGGTCTTAGACCACGGAACGAGGATGCAATCGTCTAACTCCACCACCTCTCTCACGATGACCGGTTGGTCCAGGACCATCTCAATACTCGTGTAGTCATCACTTACCGGGGAGTAGATGTCGTGGTTGCCTGATATAATATAGAACTCCGTGGCCACTTTTTCAATCTCGTTGAAAAGTTTCCTTACCTCTTCCCCGATCTTCACCGGGACAAATTCCCTCGAGTGGAACACATCCCCTAAGTGGAAGACCCGACCAGGCCTCTTCTTCAGCATTTTCAGGAAGGTCTTCATAAACTTCATCTGACTCTCGAAGAACGAAGGAGAGGCCTGTCGGTATCCGAAATGGGTATCCGTTATTAGGTACGATACCATAAATTGTACAACTTGGTCTTCTTTTTGATATAAGCGTATTTAGCCTGTAACTGCTTCTCGTAGTTGGGGCTGGAGGCGTACCTCTTACCCGACCTGTTGACGAAATTATTCATCAGCTGCTTCACCGTCTTCCCCTTCAGATAATTTTTCTTCAGGAGCAGGCAGTAAGGTTCAATACTCTCATTTACATTCTTGTATCCCACGGAACGGCTTATCTGGGTCGTGCTGCGAGTCTCATAGGCTCCGACATTCCAAACAGAATAGGTCCTCTTGGCAGACCCTTTCGTTCCGAAATGACTCTCAATATGTCCCTGAGCTAAGATAAGGATAGGGTCGATATCATGTTTGATAGCATAATAGGTGACCCTCTCCGCACTTAGTTGGGACTTGGGAGCATGCTGGTGTAAATACTCTTTAATCTCTTTTTCAATTTGTTCAGCCGAGCGCGAAGCCACGGCAGGGATAGCGCAGACCCAGAAGAGCACTGCGATAAGCCATTTTCGCATAATAGTTTTTGTTTTTGTGGGGGGCTAATGCCCTTGGCGGTCGGGGATGAGGTAAGTTGCCTTTCCCCCAGGACCCTCAGATAGTCTTCGTGGAGAGTCCGGTACTGGTCGATAGGGAGGTGCTGGTTATGACACCATTGCTTCGCTAACAGGTACACGTGACTGATCCTTTCGGACATAGGAATATCTTCCCGGTACAGGGTAGATCGGATAAGCTCGAGTGGGTGCTCTCCGTAGGAGTGCAGACTCGTATGAGGATGCTCATTGGAGATCTCCGGACACAACCGCTCGCAACGGAGTAGGAAAAGCATCCAGCTGTACTCCACGGAGTCGGTCACCACACTGGTAAATTCCAGTAGGTACTCCACTGGGTCTCCCAGGGCCTTTTCCCTCCATTCCTCGAAGGTTCCGGCCAAATAGTCCTCACCAATACCCGCATACTTGCGGTAGACGTCGTGGTAGTCGGTGGCCGTGGCCAGTCGGTCCAATTCGAGGAGTTGTACTTTATTTAGTATATCCATTTTGTTTAGCACTCTCATATAATCGCCATCCATACTGCTTATCGAGCCTACTCAGTATGGCAATGACCTTACCTACATCGAAATTTTGATCCACGACAGTGGCCGTTCCGTCCTTGGGGGATCGTTCGTACATCACCTTCTTGATCTCGTATACTCCGTCCTCGAATGAGGAAAAGTCTCCGTCCACCTCTGGTAGAGCTTTTGGTTCACCCAAGGAGGCCCCGCCTACGTGACCACCATCATAGATGGCATAGATAGCACAGGCATTGAGGAAGAAACTTACCATATACCTTTGCCTAACGGAAGGATCCATAGCCTTATAAAGACAAAGGTTCATCGACCGCTTAAACTCCCTCACGGTGAAATGACCATTTTTCTTCAAGAGCTCGTCCCGCACATTCAGACCGAGAGTATATAGTTTGGATTTATCCATTAAATACTTTCTATCTTTTGGTAAAATTCCTCGCGGTCTAATTCGGCTTCTATCTCAGTTTCCATATCTCCGGGTCATCATAGACGGGTACATCCTCCTTTTGGTAGGTGTCTGATGCATTCACCGTATAGGAGTATCCCAGGACCTTAATGGTCACATCTGACAAGGTTTCCATAGCGGTTTCCCATTCCTCATCGGAGAAAGCTTCCTTATAGGTCTTACCCTCCGAATAGCAAGTCGCTGCTCGGTGGAAAAAGGTACGGATCCAGTTAAGATTGGCAGAGAGTTCCGTCAGAAGACGAAAGTAATCAACGGAGTTGCCGTCACCACCATAACTCACCAATAGATAGGTCTCGCACCGGGGTAGTATTTTGATGTAATCCATAGGAAATGTTATTAAAACTGTAGATATATAGCAATATCCGGCGTAATTTTTACCCCTAAGGACCGGCCCTCGGTGGGGTAGGCGGACCTGGGTCATTGGGAGAATCGGAACAATAGCCCCAGCTCTCCAGGGCCATCTCTCGGAACCACTCCATACACAACTCCCTGCTGGATACTGGTATATGGGAAGGGAAAGTCTCCCTGATTTTTTCTATAATCTCCGGAGCCAGGAGGGGGGCGTAGTCATTATTGCGGGACTGATAATCCTTGATAATGCTTTCAATATCCACCTCATCGGTAATCTCCTTCGGCCCGTCGTTGAGAATGATCTGGAGCTTGTCCACGGTCTTAGCAAACTCGTAGTCCTCCTTGGTGATGGTGGAGAGATCGAGGAACTCCTCAATGGTGAATCCCTCGCATTTACGAATAGCCCTACGACCCTTGATCTTTACCTCTTGGTAGAGCTCCCCTTTGATTTTGATCATCCCGATGTTGTAATACTCCATCTGCTGGGGGATGATGGTTTTGGGGAGGCGAGCTCCACAATTCCCTCGGTATACCCCCTTGTCCAGGGTGAAGTTGATGGGAGGCAGATCGGAAATGTCCTTCATCTCACAACGCTGGAAGGATTCCTCCAGAATAGCCTCATGAACATAGGTCCACGTCTCCTCATCGTACTGGTCGATGTCACTTACGTTGTGGTGTTCCAGCACGTTCCATACCTGTTCCATCGTCTGTACCTTAGGGTCTCGTAGGACATACTTGATCCATACAAATTGGTGCATCGTGGCCTTATAAATGTCCTGGATGCTATATTTGGGGTTGACAAAGGCATGCTCGTAATTATTACGGTCTCCTAACCAAACCATACAGATACGGTCCTCGAGGTCCCCAACAGGGATCATCCAGGGTGCGTCGTCGTATCTGCCGTTACAGAAATCTTCGAAGAAGCGAGCCCATAGGCAATTTGCCGAACCTATCCAATGATTTCTATTTTTTTCTTCTTGGGTTATCATAGAGGTATATGTGTTGGTAGGATTTGCATCCTACTAAAGAATAATCGATTTGTGGGTCAGGTTTATCCTGCCCTCGATTTATATATCAGTAAATAATAAGCAAAAAGTTACATCGTGTTAAAAAATTTTTTGAGGTGACCGCGCGTAGACGCGCTTTTTTTGGGAAGATTTTTAGGGGGCAAGGTGGACTGGTTGGAGGGTCGATTTTTGGACTCTAAAATGCGCTTAAAAATGGCTGTTTTTGGAGCTCAAAAATGGTCAGAAAAATGCGTTTTTTTTGCTCTGGAGAGCAAAACCGCGCGCAAACCCTTAGTCCCAGTGCGTTTGGAGACCGTTTTGCTGAACGTGAATTTCCTTATAAGAAAAAAATATAGAAATTAAGGCGCTTTTTGGGGCCAAAAAGTGACTGATTTTTGATGGTAGAAAACCCCATCGATTTTTGATGATCCCAAACTGCGCACAAACGAACTTTTTGGGATCCAGAAAATGACCCCTAAAATTTTTTTTGTACCAATGAAAAATTTTTTGGGGTTTTGAAGATGGCTTTATAGCCGATGGTAGTTTCATCGATCCGATTTCCAATAGTTGGGAGGTTGGTAAGATCATTAACATAGCGTATAAGCCACATAATCGCACCCTACTGCGATCAAATATCAAAATGGACCATTGGTATAGGTCGCTCCGAGATCGCGCAGTAGGGCGCGATTATGCAACGCATATCATCAAGCCGATATAACAAGTGAATCCGCGGAGCGGCTGTCAGGCCCATCACATATCTGAGCCACCCACGTGATCGGTATGACATTTCATCTCATTTTCAGATCCTCAAATTGGGTCTAAAAATATCCCATTTTTTGAACACCCAAAAAGTTCATTTGGAGCCTGTTGACCTCAAAGACCAAAAAGTGCGTTTACGCGCGGTTTGGATGGGTCGTAATTTGGGGTTCGAAATAGGGTCATTTTTAGGGTCCAAATTTAGGGTCGAAAAATGACTCAAAAAAGAGACCGATTTTTGCCCTCAAAAATCGCCTTAATTTCTATATTTTTTTCTTATAAGGAAATTTCAGTTCCGAAAATTGCGCTCAAACCGTTAGTCCCAGTGCGT